GACCCCCGACGTTCTTGGTTGTGCACACGGCTACTTCTTCCTCATCGAGGCGAAGAAGACAGCACGAGAGCAACCTACAGCCGCACAGAAGTACAACATCAAGAAGTTCAGGCAGGCTGGCGGACAGGCGTTCGTCAGCCACGATCCTAAGGCTCAGGAAGTAGTAGCGTGGATTCGCAGTCTCTCAAGCTGATGCAGCAGGTGTGGAAGCACTCAGGCGTGAAGGGTAACGTCTGGGTCCCGCACATCTCCAACATCGGAGTCAAGGGCAAGGAACGATTCAGTGAAGGGAGGATGATTAGCACTCATGGCGAGTACTCCCTGCCCGAGCTGCGCGACGATGTCGACTGGTACTGGACCCCTGCCGTATCCCACGGCACGACGCGTAAGGTCAAGCGAGGCGAGCGGAGCAACTACCCAGACCAGCGCGTAGTGTGGCTGGACTGCGACGAGGGCTACGACAAGAAGCTCCTACTGAGCCTCAAGCCGACGATCCTGTGGGAGACCAGTCCGGGCCACATGCAAGCCGTCTGGCTGATGGCCGACTCGATCCCTGCTGCGGAGTTCCACCGCGATGGCTTCATCGGGATGCTCATCCAGGCGGTCGGCGCTGACAAGTCTGGGTCGGACATCAGCCAGCTCCTGCGAGTGCCTGGCACGTGGCACCACAAGCGGGAGCCGTTCCAGGGCAGGGTCCTGCAGAGCGGCTCTCAGAGGACGACCAGGAGCATGCTTCTCCGCCGGGTAGCTACCGGTCTCGGCCTGCCTCCTGGGCTGGCCTCTGAGCTGGCCGCAGACGACCCCTACGGCGACAGGAGCGTGGTTCTCTGGCGCTTCGCACGCACAGCGGCTGAGCTGGGCATCCCGCAGGACCTGACGTTCAAGCTCCTGAAGGCCACGAAGTGGAACAAGTGGAAGGACGACCCTGACCGGCTGAAGGCGGACATCGAGCGAGCATACGACGCTCAGCCTGCGAAGAAGGAGAAGCCGAAGAACCCCATCGAGGACGAAGAGGTCACGGAGGAGACCGTCGAGGCGTGGGACATGTCGGCCGCGCACGAGTTCGGTCCCGTGCTGCGTAAGCCTATGAAGTGGGTCCTGCCTGGCATCATCCCCGAGGCTGGATGTGGCCTCATTGTCGCAGCACCGAAGGTCGGTAAGACCCGTATTGCCATCGAGATTGCCCTCGGCCTGGCGACTGGCAGGAAACCTCTGGGCATCTCCACCCAGCGCCCGACAGCCGTGGGCTTCTTCTCGTTAGAGGACGGTGAATGGCTCTTCGCAGACCGACTGGCGAAGGGCATGCGGAACGGTCGTGATCAGTTCCACTGGGATGGCCACATCAAGCGCGTCGGTCAGGACAACGTGTGGGAGCCGCCTCGCCCAATGAGCCTGTTCACGCGGTTCGACCCGGTCGATCTCTCCAAGGAGGAAGACAAGCAGCGGCTCCTGGATGTCATCGTCCGGTATCAGCTGAAGATCGTCATCATCGACACGCTGTCCATGGCCATCGGCGACCACAACGTATCCGACCAGAAAGAGATGAACGGAGTCCTCAAGGATGTCCGTAGTATCGCCCGTAAGACCAAGTGTGCAGTCGTCTTCATCCACCACACTCGTAAGCGTCAGTTCGAGAAGGGCGAGACCGTCCAGGAGACAATCCTGGGTGCTACTGCCCTGCATGCCTGGTGCGAGTTCGTGCTCAGCCTGGCTCCGCCCTCAGAGGACGGCGAGAACGACTTCCTGAGGCTCGGTGTGCAGACCAAGATGGGGAACAACCTGCACTACATCAACCAGAACCTGAAGATCATCAAGAGGCCTCCCATCGAGGAGGTCGAGGCGTGAGCCGTTGCCGGAAGGTACCGTACCGGACCAAGCTGGATGCCAAGATCGCGCTGAGCCGGACATACCTCTCGCAGAAGTCCAAGCGGGAGGAGCGCCGGATCTACTGGTGCCAGGAGCACAAGGCGTATCACCTGACTTCCAAGAAATGATTTGGCATTTCCGGAAGTGTGAGGCAAACTAGTCACATGAGCACAATTCACAGCATCGAGTTCGAGGGCTTCTACTACGTCGAGACCTCTGAGGGAGTCTTCGGCAAGGGATGCCGTCGCTGCGGAGGCACCGGCCACTACAGCTTCAACGGCATGGACAGCATCTGCTACCTCTGCGGAAACGTCTGGGAGGGTCGCCTCGGTGACATCTTCGAGACTCGCCAGCAGGCGGAGAAGTGGTGCCACGAGCGCGCGGTCCGTAAGGCTCAGGCCGACCGGAAGCGTGCTGCGGAGCACCAAAAGCGCATCGATGCTGCTGAGGCGAACAAGCTCGCTCTCCAGCAGGCCGACAAGGAGGTCTACGACTTCCTCATGGGCATCACCATCGAGGGCGACGACCAGGACCAGTACGCCACCTACGACGAGTGGGCCGCTGCTCAGACCACCATCAAGCTCGAGAAGGACGGCTTCATCCGCACGATGGCCGAGACCCTCCGCTGGGTTGCCCCGAGCAAGCCCTTCACGCCGAACATGATCGCAGCAGTCCGCCGCACCATGGAGAAGCGTGTGGCCGTGGCTACCGAGGCCGCTTCTCACCCGGCTCCTGCTGGCCGCGTCGTCGTGACCGGTGAGGTTGTCTCGACCCGCTTCCAGGAGGGCGACTTCGGTCCCCAGTACAAGATGCTGGTCAAGTCGGACGAGGGATTCAAGGTGTGGTGCTCCATCCCCACGGCTCTGCTCGAGACCACCACCCTCGAAGAGGCTAAGGGTCGTCGCATCAGCTTCACGGCCACACTCACCCCGAGCCGCGACGACGTGGCTTTCGCCTTCGGTGCTCGTCCCACCAAGGCCGCTTGGCTGTGACTTGCGGAATCATCACAAGAGAGGCAAACTAGTCCCATGAGCAACTCGAAGATCAACCTCAACGTCCACACCCAGGCTCGCGCCTACCACGCAGGGTTCCAGGATGCCATGACCATGCTGGTCGACGCTCTCGTCGAGGGTGGTGACGTCAATTTCCTCCTGGACTGCCTCGAGGACAACATCAACCCGCACACCAACGAAGCCACCAGGGCGAAGTACCTGGAATTCTACGACCGTAAGAACGCAGGAAGGAAGGTCGCATGAGCCGCGCACAGCACGAGGTCGCCAAGACCCGTCACGCACAGCGGGAGGGCTTCGCCAAGAAGCCGGTTCCCTTCGATGAGGGGAGCTGGCTCAGTGAGGGTCTCAAGGTCTGCCGGTTCCTCGGGCAGGGTGCTATCAAGCAGGCGGACTTCGCCGACATGATGGACATCAACCTCGGGGAGTCGGACCGTCGCCTCCGGTACTTGACCCGCATCGGGTTCCTCCGCATGGAGGCACATCGGTCCAACGGAGTCTTCACCGGGTACGAGTGGTTCATCGTAGACCCCACCCTGCCGGAGAAGTAAGCCTGCAGGACGCCAGAGACCCCACCCAGCACGGTAGCTAGGTGGGGTCTCTTGCTGTCTGCGTTAGCCCTGGGGCGCGTCGCTGGTGGTCTCTCCGGTGGCGTTGGCCGGTGCTGCGTACACCGTGGCCGCTGCCACCAGGAATCCGCCGACCACGGCGGAGGCGACGATCCAGGCGTCAGCCTGGTCAAACGCTCCGTCTGCGAACGCAGTGGCGATGGCCGTGCCTGCTGCCGTCACCGCTCCCGCGATGCCTCCGGCGATGGCCTTCTTCGACTTGGCGAGGAAGTCTTTCATTCTTCGATCTCCTTCTTGTGATGACCTTCGATGGTGTCCTCGATATCTTCGCGCCACTCACCAGCCTCTTTCAGATGCTGGCTGAAGTCCTGGCGCTGTTGGGAGATGTCGCCGCGGAGCAAGCCCACGTCACGACGGATCCACCCTATCTCGGCGGGGACGGATTCCAGACGAGCGAGCTTCATCCGGATTTCCAGCAGGACATCGGTCTGCTTGTCCTGCTCGTCCCTCATGTTCGTGGTGTGCGAGTTCTGGACTTGGTGCTTGATCGCTCCGATGGAGCGCTGCGCGAATACCACCAAGAGCGTGAACGCGCCACCGATAAGAGGCACCAACACCTTAACCAGATTGTCATCCAATACAGGGTTTCCACGCTTATCATTCTCGACACTCAGCCACACGAAGGCGACTACCGTGATGATCAAGCCACCAACGACAATCGCCCACGTGGGCCACGTAGGGGGACGATGCTTCTCCATGGGTCAGAGCTTCTTGAGTCCTGCCGTGTTCGGGCCACCCTCGAAGGCACCAGACCAGTACCAGCGCTTGTGGAAGGCTCCCCGGAACCAGACGTTGTTCCCCTCGACCGACTGGCCGATGGTGTAGCCGTCGAACGAACCGACGACACCCTTCTTCAGGCTCGATCCCTTGTCGATCGCCGCGCCGGTGTTCGGAGCCGTGCGAGCGTTGGAGTACGCCTTGGTCTTGCGCGTACGGACACCGGTCGTGACCGCTGCCTCGTTCTTGATCCGGCCGGAGATCCAGGGCACCGGGTTCGTCGTGGTGTACTTGCCACCGAGCCAGAAACGGATCTCGATGTGGTCGCACTTCCCGGTCGCGTTGCCGGTGCTGCCCATGTTGCCGATCTTCTGGCCCTCACCGAGGCGCTGGCCGACCTTGACCGAGACCGAGGACAGGTGCATGTGGACGACGGTGATGACCTCGCCCTTGGGACCCTTCTCGTCGAGGTCGTAGGCGACTGCGTTGCCTGCGTTGTTGTTCATGAACCCGGCGAAGGTGACCTTGCCAGACTCGATCGACTTGACGCTGGAGTAGCCGTCGAAGTCGGTTCCGTAGTGGAACGAGAACGCTCCACCCTTCCGCGGTCCGTAGCCGCTCGTGACAGTCGGCTCCTTCTTGGAGCCGTTTCCCCATACGGTCATGCTGCATCTCCTTCTGTGTTGGGTTCGTCGGTCTCGGCTGAGACGATATTCTCGAACTGATAGATGGCCTCCGCCGCTGCGGAGATCATACCGTCCGTAACCACGCCTTCATCGAGACCCAGGTTGGTCTTCTCCTGAGCCCTGGCGTATCCCCAGGCCTCCTGCCATCCAGGCTGAGCCGCCAAGACCCAGGCATGGTTAACGATCCATATGTCAGAGTCGGGGTACTTGCCTGGTGTGGCCATGTTCTCGAGTACCAGGCACGACTTAACCCGCGACTGCAGGCCACGATCGTTCGCCATCTGGGTGACATCGAGGAATGACATGTTGCTCCTTAGAGGTTCTGCCCACGGTACATGACCGCGGTAGTCGAGTAGTAGGAACCGGTCACAGTGTCGGTACGAAGCTGAAGTCCGCCACCAGACGTCATGCGGAGCTGGCCTCCTGTACTGCCCAGCGTGCCACCAGCGTAGTAGATGTACGGGGCACCAGCCGCGACAGGATCAGGCAGGAACTGAGGCGGAATCTTGCCATCGTCAACGATCTGGACGCTGGTGGTCACCGGGAAGTTCGCGCCTGAAGTCTGCTTGAAGGCTCCTCGCCACACCACCCAGGCACCGTTCCGCATCACCTGGATGTCCTGTCCAGTGTCCTGCTGAGCCAGGCCAGACGACAGAGGCATGGAGACCCAGCCGGTACCGAGCTGAAGCGACGTACCGTGAATGATGGCCTTACGCTTGCTGAGTTCGACCCGCACACGTGCTCCAGTAGCCATAGACAGCGGATCGACCAGGCTGTCAGGAACCATCGCCAGAGGAGCCGTGTCACCGTCCAGGGTGACTTGAAGCTTCGAGGGCGACATGTTGCCGTAGCCCATCTGGACACCAGTAACGTCGATATAGTCGTTGACTGCAGGAGCAGCGCTGATACGTGCGATGATGTATGCGAATGCCGCACCAGCAGGTACGATACCTGTCTGACTCAGTCGACGCCACACTCCAGCACCAGGAGATGCAGTAGGGTTTCCAGGAAGGCTTGTCAGATAGGAGTGGTTCACGTCACGGAACTCGATGTTGAACGTGATGGCCTTGTTCACTGACGGACGGATGTCTGCAGAGGCCGACACCATCTGACCAGGGGTGACCGGCATCTCGAAGCCAGAGACAGTGTTCTGGACACCGAAGTAGGTGGCCGTGCCCGCGGCTGTACATGTAACCCGGAATCCGGTCGTTGCCGATGCCCCTGAGAGACCAGTGACGCGTGCTAGAGTGAACGTAGCCCCAGACCCGTTACCTCCATAAGTCCATCCAGTCGTGTCTACCGCTGCGACAGGGTTCGTGGCTTGGTTGCCAGGCAGGCCGACGACGGTCCCCCAATTGAATGACGTGAAGTCGTTCTGGTTCACAGCGAGATCACTTCCTGGAGAGAGGACTTCATGAGTCCCAGTGGATGGGTATCCAGCTCGGTGCTGGTGATGACGTGCATAGCGTCGATGCCAGCCTCAGAGTTGACGAACTGAACCACATCTCCCACAGCGATGGGGATGGGAAGGTGCGTCGTGTCGACTTGTGCCTGGACAGCAGACTGCTGGATGAGTGTCGTCTGGGCACGGCTGTTCAGGAACGCCTGGATGTCGGCGGTCGTGCCAGCAGGGCAGTCCACGTCGCTCACCGTGTTCACGATCCAGCGACCACGAGACTGGTACGAGTACGGACTGGTGGGGTCCTGGTTTGTCCACTGACCGGTGAGAGCCGGTGCGTCGGTTCCGCCCGCTGCCTGTACTGTGACGACCTTGTTCGGCACGTCGAAGGAGTCGGCCTCCCGCTCCCACTGAGGGCTGTAGATAGCCTGTTCACCGTCTTCCAGGACACGTGGGATCCCCAGCAGAGCGTAGTTCGGGTCGCGCTTGGCAGGCAGGACGCGAGGCGTCGCCTGGAAGTTGCCCATGCCGTCCATCCAGAGAGCGTTGTACCCGGCCACATCCAGCAGGTCATTGATGATCTGGAGCTTGGACGTGCCAGCCTCCCAGACCAGACCGGTCGACGTTGCCAGGGTGTTCCCGTTGTCGATCGCGATGGTCTCGCCACACGTAGCCAGGATCGTCTGAACCTGCTTGAGGATGAGCGTACCGGCTGCGACCGCGTACGACTGGTCCACGCTGTCCTGCTGCGGAACAGTGCACTTGTCCAGCAGCTCGAGGTCCCAGACACGACCGGTGTCGTCCCACTCCTCCTTGGCATTGGTCACCAGGAAGATCCCGAGGTAGATGTCGGGAAGCCCCTCGATGCTGCAGACCGGCCGGAGCCGTAGAGACGGCAGGCTCAAATCACCGATGCGAATCAGGCCAGGCGCTGCCTCGTCAATGTCCACGACGGAGACTGAGCCTCCACCCTTCACCTGAGCGTTCAGGGTCCACTTGATGCTGCCGTCGCTGACGCCATCCATGTTGCCGACGAAGGAGTCGACCCCGTTGCTGGCGTGACCGATGATCTCCCACCGGTACGAGGTAACGCGGTCTCCGTAGAGGATGTCCTCGGTGCTGAGGTTCTTGACCGGGAAGACCGGTGTGTCGTCGAACTCACGAGTCTGCTGGATGCTCATCGAGGCGTTCGGCGTGCCCAGCCAGAGGTTCTGCGTGAACGCGTCGACGAGGCCCATGTCACCGTCGAAGTACGGACCGCTGGTGTCCGACTCTGCGATGAACTCGGTGTACCAGAAGGTCTCACCGACTGCAGTACCGTTGATGACCTGGATGTATGCCCGCATCGACGTAGCACCATCGTCTGGTGTGGCCGTGACGGTAGCCAGGGTCCAGCCGGTAGCGTTGGCCGTGATGTCGGTGCCGATCTGATTCACACCGACCTGAACACCAGCATCGTCGAACCAGGCGAGGTAGACCCTGGCTGTGCGGGTAGCAGCAGGAACTCGAATGACTGCCTGAGCAGTCACAGGGATGCCAGCGGTGACTGGCATGTGGTTCGCGACCCCGTTGCCCCATCGAGCGGTGATGCTGCCAGCGGCAGAAGCCGTGACCAGGATAGCCGTAGCCTTACCAGGAGCAGCAGTCGTACGAGCGACAGCCGAAGCACCAGTGGATGTGTACCACCCACTGATGTCGTTTGCTGCCTTCGGGTTGAGACAGAGGTTGGTCCGCTGAGTGACCCAGGGAGTGTATGCCATTAGCTCGTCTCCGTGAGGGTGAAGTCCAGGTCGCCTCGGTCAGACTTCTCCCAGGACAGGCTACCGGTCAGCGTGCCGAACACGCGTCGTCCGGTGGCGTCACGGTAGCAGGCTTTCCCAGGCGTGAGGAGGAAGTTCCGCATGTCATTCCGGCCGGTGCCGAAGCCGTCGAACATCCGGCTGGACACCTTCAGGGAGACGGAGGTCTCGTTGGAGTACAGGCCGATGGGCTTGGTCCGGCCAGCCATCTCAACAGTCGTGGAGGCCACATCCAGTGACTCATCCACCTTCAGGTTGCCGCCAAACACGACCACGTTGTCGAACGCGTCTCCCTTGCTCAGGAAGGCGTTCTTGCACTCGGTGGTCTCGTTCTCGTCGTAGACCGTGCCCTGTGCACCGAGATCGGTGATGGCGATGATCTGGTAGGTGTTGACTCCGTGGATGCTGGGAGTGGTGTCCATGACGGTCATGGGGGAGGCGACAGGGTAGCTGTCCATGACGGTCTCCCAGGGTCCGCCGTCCACGCTTCGCAGGATGGTGGCATAGGTAGCAGGAGCCTCACCAGGACCGGGGTCCGGGAAGGTCAGGTCGATCTGCATCCAGCCGGTGTCGGGCAGGTACGTCAGTGTGTCCGTCGGCAGGGCCGGGGACAGGTACGAGACGGAGAATCCGCTGGTCACCCAGGCCGACCACAGACCGTTGGAGTCGCGAACGCGTGCCTTCAGGGTGTAGGCGCTGTCGTCCTGGACCTGAGTGCCCATGCGAGTCGACGCCAGACTGTTGGTCGGCATCTCCTCGAGCAGCTCGTTGGTCGCAGCGTCGTAGAGCTGGATGGTGCCAGTGGAGAACGTCGCCGCCTCCGCCTGTGCGAATCCCAGCGTGACGAACAGCTTGCTGTCGTTGATGACTGCCCCGTTGGCCGGGGAAGTGATGCTGGCGACAGGAGCCGTCTTGAAGGTCGTGACTGCGTTGGTGGACCAGGCCGAAGCACCAGTACCGTCAGCACCACCAGTGGTCGCAGCGCCCCATGTGCGGACCCGAACGGTCAGCTGGGTGTTGGCTGGGTAGGTGTTCGCCGCGATGGTCCTGGTGCGACTGGTGGTCACAACCTTGCCAGAAGTGGACCATGTCGTTCCACCGTTGGTCGAGTAGGAGAACTCGTACGCCGACTGAGGCGTCGTGTCCACAGGGTTGTGAGTCCACGTGTAGGTCAGAGCCACGGTCTTGTCCGCGATGGCAGGCATCGAGGCCAGGGTCGGCGCGTTCGGCGCGACCAGGAGCTGAACCGAGTTGGAGCTGACATAGCCAGAGTACAGTGCAGTCCCCGAGGAGGTCTTGGCCCGAACCCGGTAGATGTGCACCTGAGATGCGTTCGGGTTGACGTGGACGTACGACGTGACGCCGCTGGCCAGCGTAACCATAGCCGAGCCATCCCAGGTCGTAACCCCGGACACGACGACACCGTGCCACACCTCATGCTGATACTCGTTGTACCCGACGTTCTCGGTGAAGGCGACCGTGATGTTGAGGTCGGCTCCCTTGGTCGCCGTCACGTTGGACGGAGCCGTGGGAGTCGTGTAGATGGCGCTCGAGGCCGCACTGTAGGAGCTAGAGCCTGCTGCGTTGTTCTGGCGGACCCGGTACTGGACCTTTCGGTTCGCGCTGGTGGCGACCGTTGCCGTCGTGGTGTTGTTCACCGTGACCAGGGTAGTCCAGGCTCCACCGTTGATGGACTGCTGGATGGTCTGGGTGGTGGGCTGGCCGTTGCTGGCCGACGTGCCACGGCTCCACGAGACCTTGGTCTGCGTGTCGCTGACACGTACCGCCGTGACACCAGAGGGGACAGCCGGGACGACCGTCAGCTTGGTCAGGCCGAGGCTCAGCGTGACCGTGGCAGGACCGCCGCCACCAGACGTACCGGTGCTGCCGATGCTGAACTCCAGCGACACCGTCTTGGACCCATCACTGTTGTGAGGAACCCAGGTGCTACCGCTGGCGACCGTCTTCGACTGCTTGCCAGCGGGACGCCAGTCGAAGTCGAAGTCACCGGTCCAGTCGTCCGCTCCACCGTTGAGGTTGAACGAGGCGCTGACTCCGTTGGCCCACGTGTAGTTGTACTCGGTACGTTCCTTGTACTCACACTTCCAGGAGACCACCGAGCGGTTCCCAGAGGCATCGAGGGAACCCTCGGTACCGGTGACTACGAGCTGACCAGCGTCACCTGTGTTCTTAGTTGCACTAGCCAAGGACGCTCACCCCCTGACGGCTCTGAACGCGGATTGCGTTGACGATTGCTACGGTCATCTTCTTGATGCTGGCGTCCGACACGGTAGCCTGAGCGGCCGGATCGACCTTCATCGAGTTCATCCCCTGGATGATGGAGTTGGTCAGCGCGTCGGTGTCGAGCGCTGCCTCGACGTTGATCGGGCCATTCTGAGTCGGTGTGGCCGTGAGCGACATGGGCATCGAGGCAGGGGTGAGCCCTGTCTGAGCCGTGGTCACGAGCTGGGTGGTCAGCGACTGAACCGGCTGGATGGCCAGCGAAGCGCTCTGGTCCACGCCGACACCGATGCCAGCGGGGATCATCTTACCGATCTCATCACGGAACACCTGCGACGGCGACTTGATCTTCAGTTCCTTCTTCACGGACTTGACCAGGCTGGCTGCCAGGCTCTGTGCCACCTTGTCGAGGTTCTTCTGCTGCGACTGCAGTCCCTTGACGAGGCCAGCAGCGGTCTGGATGCCTGCATTGTACATGTCGTTGGCGACCAGCGTGCCGAGCGACTTGCCCTGAGCGGAGAGCTGGCTCTGGAGGCCTGCGAACTCCTTGACGGCGGACTTCCCGCCTGCCAGGAGCTGGTCGGCCATCGTGGTGTCTCCGTTCTGCAGGAACTGATTCAGGAGACTGTCGCGGGACGTGTCGTCCAGACCCTCCTTCTGCAGCGTGTCGAGCTTCTTCTTGAACGCTGCGACGGCCGCGATCTGGTCCTTCATGGCCTTCTTGGCCTCGTCGAGCGTCTTGTAGTCGGCCACATCCACCGAACCGACGACGGAACCCTGGACGGAGGAAATCTTGTCGGTGCGCTGCTTCTGGATGGCTGCGAGCTTGTCCTGAGCGTCCTTCAGCTTGTCCAGGACCTTGGACCGGTCGGTGATGGCCTTCTGGATCTTCTTGGTCTGGGTGTTGATGTCGTCGATGGCTGCGTTGCCACGGCTCTTGGAGATGATCTTCTTGGACATGGCGTCCCGGATCTTCTTCGTGAGCGAGTCGACCGCCTGGGTTGCCTGGTAGGCCGTGCCCTTGATGCCCTTGGCGAAGCCCTGGACAGTGTACTTACCGATCTCGGCCATGACCGTCGAGGGCGAGTGGATACCGAGGAGGCCCTTGATGCCGCCCACGATACCGTCGACCCAGCCACCGACCATGCCCATCAGCCAGCTAGTAGCGTTCGAGATGCCCTGCCACAGACCCTGAACGAGGTTGAGACCGGCGGCTGCGAGCTGAGGAGCCGACTTCACGATGGCGTTCACCAGGCCGGTGATGATGGCAGGTACGGCCTTGACGATCCCTGCGATGATGGCAGGCAGGTTCTTCACGATGGCCGTGATCAGCTGGATACCAGCGTTGATCAGCTGAGGGATGGCGTTGGCCAGCGCGTTGACGATCGCGACGATGATCTTGGGGAGTGCTGCCACGATCGTGTTAATGATCGTCGGGAGCGCCTTGATGAGCGCTGTCAGCAGAGAGATACCCGCCTGGATCAGCATCGGGATGGCACCGATGACCGCTGTCACGATGCTCTGGATGATCTGAGGCAGTACCGACACGATGGTCGTGATGATGGTAGGCAGGGCTGTGATCAGTGCCGTCAGGAGCTGGATACCAGCCTGAATCAGCATGGGGATAGCACTGACGATGAAGTTCAGGATGCTTGTGATGAGCTGAGGCAGAGCTGCGACGAGCACCGGGATGGCGGCGAGCAGACCCTGGACGAGCCCGATGACGAGCTGGAGACCAGCCTGCAGGAGCATGGGCAGAACGTCGACCAGCGCCTGGATCATCCCCATGATGCCCTGGATAATGGTCGGGATGAGCGTGGGAGCAGCAGCAGCGAGACCCTGGACCAGTGCTGCCACGGCTTGTCCGCCAGCGGTCACCAGGAGAGGCAGGATGGTCGCCAGAGAGGAGATCATCTGTACAACCCCTGGCACCAGGGCAGTAACGAGCGAGGGGAGCGCTGAGATGATGCCCTGGAGGAGCCCTGTCACGAGGGCCACACCAGCAGACAGAACGGCCGGGATGGCGGAGGCGACAGCGCTGATCAGCGACTGAGCCATCTCCCCCAGCTTCGGCCCGAGCGTAGCGATGTTGTTACCGATGTTGGTGATGACCGGGGTGACGTTCTTCAGGACCGTCTGGAGCGAGTCGATCACGTTGGCCGACAGTGCTGCCACGTCGGCGTCCGAGCGACCGAGGCCTGCCAGCAGGTTCGCCCAGGCACCCTTCATCGAGTCGACAGACCCGGAGATGGTGGAAGCGGCCTCCTTGGCAGTCGTGCCAGTGATGCCCATCTTGTCCTGGACCTTGCCAATGGCGGCAATGATCTTGTCGTACGAGACGCTGTTGATGTTCTGTGCTGTGGCCGTGAACGAGGATCCCATGACCCCAGAGTCGTTCACCAGTCGAGCCATCTCGGAGGCGGTTCCGCCATACCCGAGCTTCAGGTTGTCGAGCATCGTGAAGTTCTGCTTCGCGAAGCCCTGATAGGCGTTCTGGATGTCGCCGATGTTCGAGCCGAACTTGTTCGCGTTGTCGGACATGTCCGTCATCGCTCGGTTGGCCACATCTGCAGCCTTGTTCGTGTCGCCACCCAGACCCTGGAGCAGTGCTGCGGAGAAGCTCGTCACCTGGGACATGTACTCGTTCGAGCTCAGTCCGGCGGTCTTGTACGCGTCGGCTGCGTACTTCTCCATCTTCGAGGCGGCAGTCCCGAACATCGTCTCGATGCCACCGATGTTCTGCTCGTACTGAGCGGACTGGTTCAGGACACCGGCTGCCAGTGCTCCACCGGCTGCGACAGCGGCAGTGGCGAACCCGAGCAGTGCCGTACCAGCACCCTTGAGTCCGCCACTGACCAGCTTGCTGACCTTGGAGTCGGACTTGTCGGCACTGTCGCCGATGCCGTTGAGGCCCTTCGAGACCTGGTCAGCACCGTCGAGCGAGACCTTGATCTTGACGTCTTCGCTGGCCATGCCGTCCTCCTCCTAGATGTGTTCGTCTGATTGCGGTAGAGACTCTCCGTAGCCCTGTGCGAGCCAGAGGATACCCATCGATGGGTCAGGTCCCCTGCCGGAGTTGTAAGCGTCGATCGCTGACTTGTTCGCCGAGTGCCACATATCCTGACCCAGCGCGATAGCCTGCTGAGCCGGACACTCGAGAGACCAAGGCGTATAGTCCTCGACCGTCTCTTCTCTACCGAGTCTTGAGTTGTACAGGTGCTGGGATAGCGGGCGTCCGCATCCGGGGCACCTGACCTCCTTCATCGTTTTCCACTGAGACACGACCTCTAGATCGAGCTCAGACCAGGTGTCGGGGCTCTCCTCGTCAAGGAGGCGAACCGGGGAGCGCCCCGACACCAGGGCCATATCCAGCAGCAGGGCTAGACGCGGCCCGATTTCGTAGGGCGGATCGTAACGTCTCCGCCGCTGTTCTGCCAGGCCATGAAGCTCTGCACGACCGAATGCAGCGCCCCACCGGGCAGAATCCCGTTGAGTCCCTTGGAGGACAGGAGGCTGGCATCCGTGGAGAGCGGCTCCGGCTCGACCCACTCGACATCCTCAGGGAGGTCGTCGGGACGAGACGGGTCGGTACCCCACACACCGACGAAGGTCTTCGGGAGCACCTTCTCGTACTGTGCGATGGGAGTGTTGAGGTTCACTGCCGAGACGAGCGCGGACCACTCACCAAGGTCCAGCTTCCGGTACCGAATCCAGATGGAGTTCGGCTCCGGCTTCAGCTGGCGCACACGGTCTTCGAGGGGTCCGATGTTGTCGCCGAGGAACTCCTGACCACCGAGGATCGACTTCATCGCACGAGCCTGTTCCAGCTCCTGCTTGGCTTCCTCGTACTCCGGAGAGTAGGAGGCTCCCATGTCGACCTCGAGGGTCAGGGTGTCCTTGCGACGCTCTTCGACTGCTGCCTTCAGCTCATCGAGTGTGTTGAATGCCATGTCTTCTGTCTCCTTGGCTTGAGCAGCGGGTCAGGCTGCGATGGCGACGGCCTGGTCCGAGCGGGCCAGGACGGTGATGTGGGCGGTGATGCCGACGAACGTGTTGTTCGCCTCGAGCGGGTCGATGGAGGTCACGATGGCCTTCCAGACCCAGACGAACTGACCAGCGGCCAGCGCGTCGTCGTGGGGGAGACCGTCGCGACGCCACACGTACACGACATCGCCGACTGCCAGGCCGGAGACGAGGTCGTCGTCGCCCTGACCGGTGCCCTTGATGACGAGGTCGTCGATGGTGTGGGTCGTGCTGCCGGGGATCTGCTCCGAGGCAGGGTCGCAGAGCCAGTCGACCGACTCGGAGTCGGTGCTGCTGGTTCCGTTGAACGTCGTGATCGAGCAGTCGAGGCCGAGACCGGTGCTGAGCTCTGCGAGAGCCGGACCGTTGATGTCGACGACGACGGGGGCGACCCCGACGCTGATGTTCCCGCGACTGATCTGCGTCGAGGGGTTCCACTGGGTGAGTGCCATGTCAGTTTCCTTCCGTGATGGCGTCCTCAGAGACCCCGGTTGAGGTCCCCTCGGCTTGGTTGGGTTCGTTGGTCTCCGGGATGTCCTCGCCCTGGTCGCTGAGGTCGGTCGCCTGGTCGCCAGCAGCGCCTTGGGTAGCCGGGGCACTTGCCTGGCCACCCAACGAGCCCTTGGGTCGCGGGCGGTAGCCCTGGGTGGTCTCCCCCGGGAGCATGTCCCGGACGAACTCGTGGATTTCCGGATTGTAGTTGCGCTCGGAGACCGCGTACCGGATTCCGTGCTCCTTGTGGTCGACGATCATGCCAGCCATTCTAGAGTCCTCCTTGGTGTTTCTGGACGGTGATCTGAGACTCGTAGTGCCCCTCAACGGAGGCTCCTGCGTAGCCCATCGTGGTGTCGAGGGTGCTGCCCTCGAGCCTAGCACCCTGCAGAATGCCCATCACCTGGACGGCGAGGTTGTACGAGGCCGACACCGAGCCTCCACAGGCGTAGAGGTACATCTCGTTGTTCCAGGCGACGGCATCCCCAGTGATGGCCACGAGTTCCTCGTGATCCATGATCTGAGGCCGCGCCACCACATACGGAACCCTGGCTCCAGTGGGCGCATATCCCTCGTACGAGGGACAGTCCAGGCTGTCGAGTAGGTTCGTGACATCTTCGAGGTTCATGCGAGACCGATGTCCTTCAGGATGTTGCCCTGGTTGATGGCTCCCTGCAGTCGCTTGGCTGCGACCTTGTGGAAGGGTCGGGCGCGCATCCGGCTGGTCCCCAGGGCCACATACACTGCGTAGTCGACCGTCGGGCCGATCAGGTACGTGGTCTTGTTGACGTTCTGGCTGGTGGTGCTGTTCAGCATCGTGCCAGTGTCCACCGCGTGCATGTTCTGGATCTCGGTCTTCACGTAGCCAACACCGACCTGAGCCAGAGTGTCGAGGGCCTGTCGTGTGGCCGGGTCTACCTGAGTCGCAGCGCGCTTGTACTTGGAAGCCAGCTCGGACATCGTGATGCTCATCAGAATCCCTCCTTGCCTTCCTGGTTGACGACCACCCAGTCGGCCGCGATGGCCTTCGAGATGTTGCCGACGTTGACCTTGTCCAGCAGAAGCTTCTTGCCCTGGAGGTTGGGTTCCGTGACAGCCTTGGTGATCTCGACCACCATTCCAGCCTCGAGGTCGGTGCCCCGAGCCACTTTCACCGAGTAGACGCTGTCGACTCGAGACTCGACCGCGTTGGCCAGAGTCGTCGTCTGGGCGAGGGCTGGGATACCCTCGGCCAACAGCGTCAGAGGCTTGGTTACGTGGATCCCCGTAGTGACCGGGGCACCGACGCTATAGATGCTGATCTCATCATCCAGCTGGGTCTCGAGGAGAGCCGCTGCGTCAGCTGACGTCAGTATCGACATCGCCATACACCTCCGACGGGACCTCCATGGGGACGTGGACCACGTGAGGTCCGTCCGGAATGCTGATCTTCTGCAGGATGGTGCTACCGGTCGCAGCACAGATCGGCGACTGCGACCGGTAGTAGTTCAGTAGGGCATCCCAATTGGGGGCGTCAACGCTGACGCTGGAGCCCTCTGAGGACGAAGAACGGATGACAGGCTGAGCCTGCAGGAAAGTGCAGAGGTTGACTGCTGCGAAGTAGATGTCGTACGTCGGCTGGTATCCAGGCTGTCCAGGCCACACTCCATTGGAGTCGGGGATCAGCGAACCGGCGAGAGCGGCCTGCTTCATGTTGTCGGTGAGGAGAGCGTAGCCAGGCAGACCCTGAAGCAGCTCGTTGAGGTCGTCGATAGCGGCCATGTCATCCTCCTTAGATGCCGATGAGGGGCAGGGCAGGCAATCCCACCCTGCCCCTCGTCATGAGGCTTACGCCTCGGTCTTATCTTCCGGCTTGGTCTCCGGAGCGGTCTCTTCGACCTCCGGATCGGTCAAGGGCTCGTTGGCACCCTCGGGGAGGTAGTCGGTGCGGTTGATCTCCGCGACCTTCGCTGCCCCTCGGGACTTCTCGAGGTCCTTGGCTGCCTTGCGCTCAGCAGCGGCCATGTCCTTCTTGGCCTGCTTCTTGCGCTCGGCTCGCTGGGCGTCCCACGCGGCCTGGGTCACGCGGTCCTGACCGTAGGCGCTCACGGGGTCGTGTCCGGAGTCATGACGGCGAACGGGTAGTCCGTCGTCTGTCCGCCTGCCGTGCTGTAGGCCGTGGCGAAGGCCACACGGAACTTGAATCGCAGCGCGACCATGTCCTTCTCGGCGAGGTTGATGCCGCCGATGGTGGCCTGGTCGAGGAGCTTGACCTGGACATCCTCACGGATGCCGAGGACCACCTTGGAGCGGTCGCCCGCCAGCGCGATGGCCTTGGTCTTGTCCCACGACCGGTTGGTCACGTAGAACAGGTCCTGGCCATAGATCGACGGGGTCGAGCCGTCGCTCTTGAGGCCGTTCAGGTAGATCGGGTCGCCGTTGGCGTCGCGGAGACCGCGGAGCTGACGACGCAGGAACCGACCGGTGAATGCGGCGTTCACGTCGAACTCGTCGTCCTCCACGAGGCCGAACAGCTCGTTGAAGTCCTCGGCGAGGTCGACCGTGCTGCCCTCTTCGACCGTGTTGCCAGCGGCGATGGCACCGGGCACCAGGGCCGGGTCGGTCCAGGTCGCGGGCTTGTTCGTGCCGAAGAAGATGGCGGCATCGAGAACGCGACCGAACTCCTGCGAGACGAGCGGGCGAACCTCGCCCCAGATGTCGAAGCGGGAGTCCGCGATGGTGTTCTCGTGCACCGGCACGATCACCGCGATCTCCTCGGCGACGAGGTTCTTGTTGAGCCACGAGACCTTCGAGGTCGGCTTGGTGCCGGTCGAGTCGGTCGAGGCGTCGTCCGTCACGAAGCCAGCCGTCGGCAGAGCCGCGAGCACCGGCATGGAGGCCGTACCAGCGCTCATCCGGATGGTTCGGAAGCTGGCGAGCGCTGCGGACTGCGACAGATCGGGGTTGACGATCTGGTCGAGGTCCTGGCGCGCCAGGAGGGCCAGTGCATCGGCCCGGGAGATGTCAGCCATTGGAACTGACTCCTTTCTGGCCTCGCGGCCGGGATGGTTACTGCGACTTGAACGCGGCTCGGAGGAGCTCGTTCATGTCGGGCTTCTTGTCGGCGGGTTCTGCCCCACCGGAGCCAAGTGCCTTGGATGTGGCCGAGGGGTGAGCCTTGTGCCAGTCCTTGACGATCTGGGCGATGTCGGTGTCGGTCTCGAACAGCTCACGAGTGAACGTCCGGGAGTCGAGTGCCGTGCTGAGGTCCCCGCCTGCTGCGATGAGAAACGCCTCGAGCCGGTCGTACCGGGTCTGGAGCGTATCGATCGCTTCCTGCGTGGGCCGAGCGTTGAGCTCTGTCTCCAGCTCGGTCACTCGCCTGCTGGTAGCGCGAAGCTCCTGGAGCTCCGAGCCCTGGGTGGCCAGCTTCTGCTTGTTCGCAGCGAGCTGCTTGACCAGCGGGTGAGTGTCCGGGAGCTGAATGTGCTCTCCGGCCGGTGCGGACTGCTGCTGCTCTCCGTTGCCTCCGTTGTCCGGAGTGGGAGCCTGCTGCTGGTCCTGGGTTTCCTGCTGCTCCTGACCCGACGTGTCGTCGGTGGAGCTGTCCTGCTGTTCGGGAGCCATGTCGGCTGTCCTTTCGGGTAGTTTAGCTGATAGGGCCACATCACGCAAGCCCTGTTATGCCCTCGGCGCGTCGCCTAGCTAGGCTAGAGGTCGGGCTTCGGATCTTCCTCCTTGGAAGCGTCGTACTCTGGCACGATGGCCAGAGCCTGGTCCAGCTCCGAGGGAACCTCCTCGAAACCGGAAGTATCTGTCATACGGTTGGTCATTTCATCCCCTTCTGGGTCAGAACCACACGAAGCCGGAGCTTACCCTCGGCTGACCGTACTGCGTCCACGATGGTGAACGTGCTGCCAGGAGCCAGGACGAACTCCCGCTCCTCAGTGTTGCCCATCAGTGAGCCATGCGTGCCCTTGGGAGCCATGATCTCCATCTGTACCGGCATGCTGTCGAAGTCCACCAGGGGGATGTCCCCGGCGTGGCTCGTGCTGACGAAGCCCTTGTCAGTGAACGACTTGCCGACCAGGGTTGCCGGGTCGAAGTCAGGCTTACGGAACTTAGCACCCAGGAAGTCGACGCTACCCATCCCTCGGTTGAGGGTCAGGTCCTTGGTAGTGACCTCCGACGTGACCTTCTTCAGGATGTTGATCTGGTCGGTGAGAGTGGCATCCGTCTTGAGACCGCGTCGCAGCGCATCGTTGATGGTCTGGTAGCCACCCGACAGGTAGCGGTTCAGGGCACTCTCAATACGGTGCTCCTCAGAGTCGAGCAGAGCCGAGAACGGGAGGTCACGCTCACCAGCCTTCGGCCACACCACACGACTGTCGAACTGACCCTCGGACGTGGATGCTGCCAGGGGCACACTCTCGACAGGCTGGCTCGGGAACTTGGGATCAGGCTGAGCCTCCCATGCCGGGTCACTGTAGATCTCGCCATCACTCCGGACGGAGCCCTTGTAGTGGACCTCAGACCGGAGGGTCGGGATGGGAGTGCATCGGCCGTTCGGGTGATCCCGGATGTCCGGACCGTCCAGGACCATACCGTCCCGCTCCTTGCACCACTGGCACGTCCTGGGCCCGTTCTCTGCTCCCCACACCATGACCAGGGCAGGCAGGCTAGAGATGGAGTCCCAGGCGTTCTTCCAGTAGGCGCTGACGGTTTCTGTGCGAGCTAGGCGCTCGAGCCGACGGTACGACTTGTCCATGCCTGCTCGGAACATGGCCTGAGCAGCAGTCCGGCTATTGAGACCGGCCGTGATGCGAGCCTGCACAGTGGCGAGTTGCATCTGGTTGTAGACCGTTCCGGCGTGAAGGGACAAGTCCAGCTCCTTGGGAGCAGGGAAGTCCGCCAGGGCACCCAGCCGAGCCACGTCGCCGCCCATCTTCTCGATGAGAGCCTGGGACCTCTTGGAGAAGCTGGCCATCGCCTTGTGAATGTCCTGATCATCGAAGTTCAGGCCAGACACCCACTGGAGGTAGAGCTTACGCAGCTCCGCCTCCAGTCGTCCGGTCGGGATGGTGGGCATGGTCAGTCCTTCTCCATGACCCACATGTGACGGTGATCCTGCTCGTCCCACTCACACGTCCAGCGGTGACCGTCAGGACCCGTTGCCACGGTGCCCATCGGGTAGGTCTGTGCTGACTGCGGAGGCCGCTGGGGGACAGCGTCAGCCTTCGGGACCTCGTAGCTCCAGCCGCTCACTTCGCCGCCTTCTGGCCGGGGTTCTGGGCATACGCCTGGACCTGTCCTGGTGTGGCCGTGAGACCCTTCTGGCCCATCGCAGTCATGTCGACCGGAGCGTTCGGGTCAGCAGGCTGGCCGGGAGGCGGAACCGGAACACCCAAGCTGTCGTCCTGGTAGTCGTTCAGGTCGACACCAGGCGTCACGACAGAGGCGATGTAGTCCAGTGGGTAGCCCATCGCCGACAGTGCCGTACCGTGAGCGTCTCGCGACTCCTGCAGGAGGTCATCGTCGGTGTCCCACAGCTCATAGGACATCTCTTCCGTCTCCGGGTCCTTGTAGTTCTTGGGAACCTTGAGCAGCTTGGCGAGCTCCTCCATGTTCTCCTTGATGTCCTCACGCATACGCGCCACCTTGTTCGAGAAGCGCTTGCTGATGACCTTCAGGGCCACACCTGTGGGAGGCGTGCCCTCGCCAGGCTTGAAGTAGTACTGAGGGATGCCGCTGGCCTGCGACACCTTATCGATGATGCTGTCATGGTACGAGACCATGTCGCCGAGCGTGGGCGGGTCCAGCTGACCGAAGGGACCGTCGCTCGAGGTCGTGAAGATACGGCCTGCTGCTCCGTCCCCCTTCTGCTCCTCGAAGGCGTCGGTGCCGACCAGGCCGGACTGAGGCATGTAGGGGTTCTTCGGCGGCATCTGGACGTTCAGCAGATACCAGAAGGGCCGAGCGTACATCTCCGCGACCACGGTCTGGTCGATGATGGAGTGGTTCACTCGGTCCTGCAGTGCTGCCATCGTTGCCCCAAAGCCCTTGTCGTCCAGGGCGAAGCGGAGCAGGGTGTTCCCATTCTTCTCCTCGACGAAGGTGTAGCCCTCGGTGTGATCCGCCGGACCGAAGTCGTCAGGGATGGGCTTGCTGAACAGTCGGGTCTTGCCGTTGGTGTAGGCGAAGGTGATGTAGTCCAGCATGTCCTCGAGGTTCCGAGTGAACAGCGCTGCGACCGTGTAGTTGCCGTCACTGATCATCTCGTAGTGCTCAGGGAAGTGGGCAGTGCCTGCGGAGTCCACCACCACAGGACACTGCCCACGCGACAGGAGCGGCATCAGGCAATTGCTGAACCCGCTCAGCTCATCAGGCTCGGGGACCAGGTTCTCGGCGTAGAGGTCGATGACCGTCTTGAAGACGTTCTCGCTGGTGTGCAGTCCCTTGAGGTTGCCGAAAGCCTCCTCGACGTACTCGTCCCAGGACTTGCCATGGAGCTTATACGACATCTTGCCGTCGTAGTATCCGGTGTACGTCGGGCTGTCCTTGGACAGGAGGTAGGCCTCCAGCTTGGAGAACTCCTGCCCGCCATTGAGTGTCTGAATCTCAGCCATCGGTGGGCTCCTCTACGATCGTGGGGTAGACCTGCTCCCCGGTGCTGGTGTCGATGACGTAGCCTTCCAGCTCGTCTGCCCGGTGAAGCATCTGGGATGACAGGGACCGGTCACCGGCGACCACAGGTCCTGCCTTGGCATGTAGCTCATATGGTCCGGCCATGATCAGCTTCCCATCTTGAAGTAGTCGACTCGTCCGTTGTTGATGGCCTGGGTGAAAGCGTCCACGTCGTCGTCATGAGGACCGAACGGGAAGTCACGGAACTCCTGCAGCATGCTCGGGTCGAGGACACTGTCCAGGATGGCTACGTTGCCCTGGTCCACCGTGGGCTGAGCTGCGAGGGCCCGGACCTCCTTGGAGCCTCCAGGCGTGACAGGCTTGATGAGGGCTGCCCGCTTGGACAGGGTATCCAGCAGTGCGGTCCCGTTCGCTGCCTTCTCGACGTAGATACGGGAGGTCTGGGGCCACTTGGCAGACATCATCAGGACCTGGTTCACCGTCTCAGTGAAGGTGAAGCGGTCGTGGACCCTGTCGATGAGGATCCACTTCTGTCCGATGACTGCGTAGACGTGTCCGGCCACATAGTCACCAGACGTGGACCGCTTCTTGCGTCCGCCTGCCTGGCTGATGGAGCCGAACGTGAGGTCCCAGCTCTGGATGACGAGAGCACGATCGAGCGTCTGGCAGAAGCCACGCTGGTCCTTGAAGACCACGTTCTCCCACGGCAGTACATCGATCTTGTCGACGTTGATGTAGCTCCCCCCGGTGACCTGAGGGTCGCCTTGGTACAGCGCCTGCCAGACGTACGTGCCGACAGCTGACTTGATCAGCTCCCAGCTACGTTCGCTCCGGTTCTGCACCGAGGGGAGCCATTCCCCGATCTCTCGGCCTAGTATGTCGACCTTCCCATCCTCATCGGTGGGCGTCGGACCGTGTGTAGCCTGAGCAGGGATATTGATGTACTCGGCGTCGAGCGTCTTCACGACGTGGGCGATGAGATCGTCCTTGTGCCACCGAGTGCAGATTACGATAACCTGTGAGAGGTTGGACATACGAGTCAGGACCACCGAGCTGAACCAGTCGACGGTAGTCTCACGGATGAGCTCGGACTGAGCCTCGACCATGTCCTTGATGGGGTCGTCGATGATGGTCAGGTCAGACCGGAAGCCGGTCATGGCCGAACCTCGACCCGCTGCCAGCAGGCCTCCGCCTTCTCGAGTCTCCCAGAACTGCTTGTTCTTCGAGCCCTTCTTGAGTGGAGTCCAGCGCTCCACAAGGGAGCGGATCTGCTGGGACTGCGTGTTGGCACGTGCCTGGGAGTACGTGGCGTACACCACCTTCATCCACGGATTCCTAATGAGCTGCCAGGCAATCCAGTGAACGATCCAGGTCGTCTTGCCTTCCTGAGGCGGCGTTGAGTAGGCCACACAACCCAGAGGAGTGTCGAGAATGTCGACATCTAGCGAGTTAGTCAGGACGTTTGTGAGCGCCGATTCCCGAATGCCCGACACCTTGCAGAAGAGAGTGAAGTCCTCGGAGATGTCCTCGTACGAGACCTCGAGCTCCTCATGCTCCATGAAGTCCAGAGACATGTCACGCTCCCTTCGCGATCTCAGCGGCGACATCGTCAACCGAGATACCAGGGAACGCCTTCATCAGTCGTGCGGTCTGGCGAGCTGTCTGGATACGCAGACGCTTGACGTCTGTCTCCTCAGTGCCACCAGTGACTTCCTGCAGGAGCTTGAGAATCTGCAGCAGCTCCATCTCGGCCTTGTGCAGTTCCTGCACCCAGACCGATGTGCCAGACCGACGGCTCTTGGTCCGCTGTGTGCCAGACTTCGACTGGACCGTACCCTCAATGTCGTACTCGACCTGAACGTCCGATTCCAGGAGTCGGCCGATGTGCGCAGTGACAGGATCCTCACTGATCTTGATACGCAGAGCCGTGATATCGGTAAGCTTATTCCGAGCCAGCTTACGAAGCTCTTCCTCTACTGAGAGGCTGCCAGCGTCCGGAGCGATGCCCCACAACCGAGCGGCCTGCTGACTGGCCGATGCTCTCTTGCTCGTCCGGACACTGGCAGCAGTGCCTCCTCCGTGCGACTTGCAGACCGTGAGCCCAGGAAGGGCAGGCCGCTTGCACTGCTGACCCGCAGAAGTGAGCGCACGGCATCGCCGCGGACGAGGCGTCTCGTCCTGGCTGGCGCGCTGCTGGGGAGGCATAGCACAAGTATGCCAGCCGGTCCCCAGCAACGCAAGCCGGGCCGACCCAGGATCCCCAGGTCCTAGGCCAGCCCTACGACCGCTACAGTCCCGTCTGAACGGGTCTGCAGGGCCACACTGAGCCGACTCCCCAGTCGTGCCCAGTAACGGTACTCGGCCTGGCCGTTCCCCACCCGAACATCGATGTCGTCCAGGGCGAGTACCGTAGCTCCCATCGAGCCCAGCGACCGACGCAGAGCCGCCACGACGATGGCCTCTTCACGAGAGACAACGCCTCCATACTGACGGGCGACTGCCAGCTCATTCATGGTAACCCAAGCACGCTTCTCCGAGATGCGACACTGCAACCGAATCTGTAGCCAGCCTTCATCATTGAAGACAACAGCCCGAACCCGAAGAGCCGTCTCACGGAGGTCAGTCAACCGCAGAGCCTCAGCGAACCGCTCATCGAGCTTACGCTGTTCGGTCATGTCGCGGGCCACATCACGCAGCGTCGTACCCTTCTTCAGGATACCGTCCGGCGTGGCGTCCATCAGGCGTGCCAGTAGTGATTCGGCGAGACGCTGATGTAGACAGCCGGGATCCACAGCACGAACACGCCGAGCAGCAGATGCAGAGTCAGACTGTGACCCTTCTGCTGACGGACGTACTGAGCGCGGTCCCGCGACACTCGAACGCTTTCCTGACGAGCAGGCTGGGGATCCGGGATGACCCCGTAACCCGGGATGTAGTTGACGTGTTCCGGCTGAGGCTCCGGAGACTGCTGATTCGTCATGATGGGGTGGACTCCTTCAATCTTGGTGGCCAGCCCACACCGGGCCAGCAACCCAAGCTTGGCACACACCAGCACCAAACGCAAGCCCACCTCAATTTCCTCAACTACGCAGCGGGTCCTGATCACGATCCGAGCCGCGCCTCTGGCGCGAGTCGAGGATTCGGGAGCATGGTTCCCGTCTGCCCTAGCACTAGCCTTTCTCTCACACATCCCGCTTACCACCAGAGGTGGACGCGGGAGTGGAGAGAATCGAAATCAAAAGGAATTCGTAATTAAAAGCACTGCTCTCAGCTTGCCACAGGCATGCCCCATGCGCTAGGCTTGGTGTACCAGAGACCACAGGAGGTACGGTGAACAAGGAACGGAAGGCCACACTCAACGTGTTGGTGGACGTGCTGAAGGCTACGAAGGGCCGAGCTGACACGCGTCTGCTGCGAGCCGTCGAGCGTGGCGTTGAGCACCTGCTCAGCAGCGAGGAGCGTGCGAAGCGCGCCATGGAGGGATACAAGGACAGTCCGACGACGGCCGCGAACTACCGGAACACACGACGCAGTATCAGGCACCTGAAGAAGGCACACGAGGCACTCATGGACCACGACAGCGCGACCGCTCTGGACGAGCTCATCGCAGCACACGACGGAGGCACACAGTGAACAGCAGGCGGAAAGCCCAGCTCCTGAATCTGGTCGATTCTCTCAACGGAGAGGATGATCGCATGTATGTGGCCGAAGAGCTGGCGAAGGTGCTCGAGGCGGAAGAGGCCGCTCACAAGCGATACCAGAAGCAGGGCCAGACGAAGTTCCAGGAGCAGGCCGAAGAGGTCATGGGTCTCCTGGACGAGGCCATCCACATGCTGGATGACGCTATGGACGTAGGGCTCGTTCGGCCTATACTGCTTAGGGCAGCAGGCGAAGAAGAGGTCTCGAAGCCGGAGGTTAAGCAGGAGCTGCCTCGAGAGGTACACCAGTCCACAAGGGTCAACTGGAACGTCCCGCCTACGTTCAGCGTAGACGTCAGCGACCCGAACTTCGAGGAGGACCAGCGTAGGCGGAACCGGGAATGGCGTCGGAAGAACATGAAGGATCACGGCTACACGAAGGCAGAGATGGACGAGATCGAAGCCTCATATGAATGAGGATTTGCGGATTCCTCAAGTGTGAGCTAAACTAGATTCTATCAGCACAAGCCACTCACCCAAGGAGCACATCATGGCAAGCGCAATCGTCCTCAACGTTCGTTCCAACCAGGGCTACAGCATCGAGCAGGTCCAGGGTGACAGCATCACCCTGCAGGACCTCCTCGAGGCCGTCGAGCAGGCCATCCAAGACCACGGTGCCGAGACGAAGGTCGTGCTCGACAACGGTCAGCGCTACGGAGCTCAGTTCGGCAACATCAGCCAGTGGGACGACATCTTCAGCGAGGTCGAAGAGGACGAGCTGGACGAGAACGGCCTCTGAGCAAAATGTGGAGGGTGGGCTTGCGTTCACCCTCCACATGAGCTAAACTAATCACAACACACCAACCACCACTCGACAGGAGCACACCATGAACGAGAAGAAGATCGACCTCATCAACAAGCTGCTTGCCAAGGCAGAGTCGACCAATGCCGCTGAGGCTGAGGCGCTCATGGCAGCTGCTGAGAAGCTGATGGTCAAGCACGGCATCGAGCAGGCCATGCTGGACGCTCACAAGGCAGGAAATGGCCAGGCCAGCGACAAGATCGTGCAGGTCCGTATGGACTTCACCGGAGCATACCGGGGCGAGCTCATCAACCTCGGCGTAGCCGTCTGCCGTGGCCTGGGAGCTCTGCAGAACCTCCAGTACTCCGGAGGCACCGGTAAGGTCTTCAGCCTCTACATCATCGGCTACCAGTCGGACGTCGACAACGCCATGACGCTCATCAACAGCCTCAAGGTCCAGGGCATGGTCGCTGTCAAGGAGTGGTGGAAGGGTACCAAGGCATCCTACGCCTGGCAGAGCACCTACGACCAGGAGAAGGCACGCCGGAGCTTCTTCCACGGCTTCGGGTCGGGTGCTGGTCGCCGTATCCACGACAGCCGCCTGAGCGTCATCGAGGAGGCCGAGGCCACATCCACTGGGACCGAGCTGGTCCTGGTCAACCGCTCGCAGGCAGTGCAGTCGTACTTCGACGGCATCGCCAAGGGACGTGGACGGTCTCGCACGGCTACCGGCCGCGACGGAGCGGCATCGCAGGGGTTCGCAGCAGGCCAGAAGGCGAACACTGGCGGGAAGTCCATGACCCAGGGTCGTGGCATCGGTGCCTAGCAACATCGGGTGGGACGCCACCCTGGGAGAGTTCTTCATCGACCACGAGTGGCCGACTCCCAGGGTGCCCATCCCGAACACCTTCCGCAGCAACCCTCAGCCTCGCGAGGGATACATCGACGCTCGCAGAGACGATGGCTGCGTCACCGTCATCACCACCCTGGAGGAGTCATGACCCGCACACCTACCGACGACCCTGTCGAGTACCTGGTGATCCGCCTGCCCCGTAGCCAGATGGCCAGGGTCCGCAAGTGGCTCCATCAGCAGTACTGGTACACCGGGGAGGACGTGCCTCTGCACCCTGTCAGGGACCGCATGGGCATCCGCACCGAGACTGCCTACCAGGCCATCCAGGCGTATTGGCTAGCCTGGCAGCAATTCATCCGAGAACATCGACAGTAGTTTGCGATTCTCGAGGGTATAGGCTAAAATCAAGTTATGAGCACTTACACCGGTTTCATCCGCTTCTCCACCGCTGGCTTCCCCGACACCATCGAGGAGATCGACGTCAAGGCAGGCAGCATGGAGGAGGCCCGAGAGCTCATCCAGAAGGAGCTGGACGCAGACTACCAGCCTGGCGGGGTCATTGCTCACATCGAGCAGCGCCTCGGCTTCTTCGCCTAACCCACCAGGAGGAGGCTTCGGCCTCCTCCACAACCCTCAGGGAGCACACCTTGTACATCATCGCCCGGACCGCTAGCGGTCGTCCCAGCCTCCAGCACATCCTAACCAACGACGGCACCACGACGCAGTGTGGCCTCGACACCAGCCGCTGGAGCCGTGCCTACCAGGCCGCACCCATCCCGCAGATTCTCTGCCGGAAGTGCCACCGGTAGAAAGTTTGCGCCCCGGTAGGGTCCGTGCTAAAATGGATTCTACCGGGGCCTCCGGGCCACATCACACAAGGAGCACATCATGAACCTCAGCATCACAGAAGCACTGGTCGCCCAGCTCGTTGAGCAGGATGGTGTCGACGCCACCAACGCGGTCACCCTGCTGCGGAACGCACAGCGCGCTGTCATGGAGGACTGCAACGTCAGCGAGCTGGGTCTCTACCAGAGCCGCGAGGAGGACGAGGTCGACAGCATCATCACCTTCGCCACTCGTAACGGCCGGACCAACATCTTCTTCGAGTGACCACCAGGGGAGGCCTCCGGGCCTCCCCACCTATCCCACAGGAGCACACCATGAACAATGCACGACGCAAGCAGATCGCCGAGATCGTCGACCGCCTGAGCGAGATCACTGTCCTGCGCGACGAGATCAAGGAAGCCATCGAGAGCATCCGCGACGAGGAGCAGGAGTACTTCGACTACATGCCCGAGAGCCTCCAGGGCAGCGAGCGCGGCATCGCGGCAGAAGAGGCCATCGGGAACCTCGAATACGCTATCAGCGACCTCGAGGACCTGGACATGGACGCGATTGAGCAGTACCTCCAGGACGCACAGGGATGAGCCTTATGAAGAGCCTCCAGCTGTCCTTGCTGCGAGGTCGAGACCAGGCTCTGCACACTCAGATCGCAGCCGCGTACGCGAAGGGTGACTACGCGGCTGGCCTTCGGGCCGAACAGCGGAAGGTCCGGGCAGCCATCACGAATATCGAGCAGGAGTTGCGCTGATCCGGATTCCATGCTAAAATTCTAGTATGGACATCAACTTCGGAACCCCGGTCTACTCCCACCTTCTCGACGCCGAGACGCCTTCCTTCATCCAGGTCGACGGTACCACCTTCGACTGGATCGAGGCGGACGGCTCCTACCAGGACTTCGGAGGCCAGACGCTCTACGTCGAGCCGAACGCCTCCGGAGTGGCTGGCGAGGGCTCCTACATCGAGCTCCCCTGACCCGTTCTCTCCCCGGCCTGGCCTAGCGCACCAGGCCGGGGAGACCCACCCTTGTGGGAACGATCTACATGCGCTATACTAACACCAGCGCCAGTGCCCCACTGGCCCATCTGTCCAAGGAGGACAACATGCTGAAGAAGAACCGGATCGACGATGTGGTGCTGGCACTGCACGACGCTCCCATCGACGAGCGGACCGGGAACAAGGTCCTGTACTCGGTGGACTGGCTGGCTGACCAGAACTCGATGATCGGCAAGCGGAACGAGGACTGGGTTCGGCGGGAGCTGGACTGGTTCGCCAACGGCTCGAACAGCCTGGCCGACATGGAGGGTCCGGTGCCTCAGGCGTTCCAGCAGTGTGCTGGCATCGATGGGAAGGTGAACAGCGCCTACGGCCACATCCTGTTCGGCCGCGACGAGCTGCTTCCGCCTCCTCCCACCCTGGCTGACCGCATCGTGCATACGCTCATCAACGAGGGTCTCGGGAGCCGTCACGCAGTGGCCATCATCAGCGACCGCGACATCCACACGCTGGCGACCTACATGGGTCGCAAGGACTTCATCTGCACGAACGCGCTCAACGTCATGGTCGACACCGACATGCGACTGCACATCATCGCTCAGATGAGGTCCATGGACGCGGTTTGGGGATACCGGGCCGACTACTCCATGTGGGACTACCTGCAGTCGTGGCTCATCGGCTCGTTGGAGATGGTGTACCCTGGCATCAAGCACGGTGACATCAGCTTCCAGGTGGCCAACCTCCACGTCTACCCGCGCCACTTCCAGCTCCTGGCCGACACGGCAGCAGACACCGAGGAACGCATCGCTCGACGCGTCTGGAGCTTCTCGGAGCGCATGGGCATCAAGAGGCACGACGAATCCAGCAATGTCATCATGGGTTCCGACGGCAGGGATCACCTCGCATGAACCCCTGGGACCTTCTCTGGACTCTCCTGACCTGGGTGCTGTTCGGTGTCTTCGCCGTCCTGGGCATCGCAGGCATCCTCATCCTCGCATTCGCCATCCTGGTAGGGCTCTGGCGAGCAGTACAGGCTATCCTGAAGAAGCCTGAAGACAAGTAGGTCATCATGTCACGAGTAGTGACCCTCCACGGTGGACCGTACCATGGACATCAGATGGAGCTTGAAGACGGTACTGCCCGATGCTTCAAGATCGCTGTCCACGGGACGCCGCTGCTGGGTCACTACTCGGTGGTGGCCGGATACCCGCACGACTTCGAATGGGACGGACTGCAATACCATGAATGAACACATCCGCCTGCTGCGACGCTCCAAGGTGTCGTGGCTCTACCCGATCTACATCCCCAGTCACAAGAGGGCAGGCAGCGCTCCGCTCCTGAACATGCTCTGGGACGCACCCTGGTCCGTTCAGGTGAAGGTGCACATCGTTGTACGGCCGGAAGAGGTCGTCGCATACACCCAGGCGTATCCGTGGGCGGAGATCGTGGAGGAGGCCACACCAGGCATCGGACCGGCGCGCATGGCCTGCCTGAGAGACGCTGAGGAGCGCGGCTACGAGAAGATCGTGGTGCTCGACGACGACATCTGGCACGTCAGCCTCCTGGAGGCAGTCGAGAAGGACAATGGCAAGACACACGCTCGACGGTACTCGGCACGTGTGTCGGGCATCGAGGAGCCGACGCTGCTGCTGAGGTCGCTCGCCGTCGCCTGCAGGATGGCTGACGAGGTATTCACCATCTACCCTGAGGCCAGCTACGGGGCAGCACGTAACGCTCTCTTCAGCGGCGACACGGACGTTTCGGTGGGGGTCACGCTCACGAGCGGCTCCTTCCCTGCGTGCGTCATGTTCTTCGACGTGGACCGGTTCCAGATGAGAGACATGCCCAAGCCGTACCAGTATCACGGGGAAGACCTCGCGATGTTCCTCGACACCATGGAGCGTGGACAGCTGACGTTCACCCTGCCTGGTGTGGCCTACGATCAGCAGGGTACGATCGAGACCACCATCCCCCTGGACGTGACGGACGAGGTCGGCAGGCCACATCTGGAGACGACCGAGGAGTTCTACCCGGACATGCACCAGTACCTCCGAGTCAGTATGCGCAATCCGCTTGGCGGAGTCATGCGTATCGGGGTAAACTGGAGCAGGTTCTACAAGGCGACCGGTCGTGTGCCGGTCAAGTACCCACTGACCGAGCTGATCAAGGAGATCTAAGATGCTCATCGCATTCGAAGGGCCGGACAAGACCGGAAAGAGCACGTCCGCCACTGCACTGGACTGGCACCACCAGCCTCAGTACAACATGACCGACACGAACTACCGTGCCAAGCAGCGCGAGGTTCAGGACGAGACCCTGGTCGGTACGTTCGACCGCATCGACTGGCTGACCCACACAGTCTACCGTCTGGCCATGCCTGAGCACGAGTGGAACGACGCCCGCATCCGCACAGTGTTCTCCGCGCCGGACGTGCATCTGGTTATCAAGGTGCACGAGTGGAAGGCCGCTCAGGGTATCGACGACGAGCTGTACGAGGGCAAGGGACGCATCGTCCCGGTCAACCAGGCGTACCGGAACTGGGCGAGCTTCCTGCTGGCCATGAACCGCGCTCAGGATTACAACCTGTTCAAGTCCATCAGCGTCATGGAGGTCTCGAACTTCGAGCAGCACGGCGAGTTCTCCCAGAAGCTGGTGGCTCACGACAGCCCTGGACGCACGGTCTCCACGCGTGACCTCATGGAGCGTCTGGTCACCAGCGATTCCGACCTGCTGGACTGGCTCCGTGAAGCACACCACGAGAGCTGACGTACGGCAGCAGCCAGCGTTCGACCATCTGTTCAAGGTCGGAGTGCTCTACGCTCTCTCGAAGAACCGACGAGTCAGCAGGGCCACACGCAATGAGGCAGCGGCTGAGCTCCTTCGCTATCGCGACGAGGGGCAAGCCATCCTGAACTACAAGGAGACAAACATGGCAACGCGGAAGCGCAAGCCACCACAGACAGCACCGACGACGGAGACAGTCTTCTCCGGCCAGGGCATCATCTTCGCCGTAATCGATGACCGTGAGGCCATGCGCGATGGTAAGGTTACCACCATCGACGTGATCGCTGAAGGCATCGAGGCAGCCCTGGATGCTGGTCATGAGACGAGCGACGAGATCGCTCACTTTCTCACGACCAGCGCGTTCCAGCACATCGCGGACAAGAGGGTACGCTTCAACAGTGTCCTCAAGGCTGGCGACGTCGTCGGTGCGCAGATCACACGCAAGCTGTACAACGCGTACAACGAGCTGGCCAGCATGGCCGAGGATGAGGAAGACCCGAAGCAGAAGGCCTACCTGAAGGAGGAGGCACGTGGCTTCGCAGAGGCACTGAGTGTGGTCCTCAGTCCATTCTCCTGTGAAGATCCCAAGGACCCACGGCTGGTCAATTGGGACGAGATCGACCGCATCACCGAAGCATTCGAGAAAGAGCAGCGGTTCGTCCGCCGCGAACGGAAGGGGAATCCCCAATGAAGCCCATCGACCCTACGGTCAATCTGTACGAGGAGGGGCACTTCATCACACCGATCCGCTTCCGCCACAAGTGGCAGGCATGGCTATTCCATGTCATGCTGAACAAGAGCCTCGATCACCGAGGCATGAGACTCTACTGAGGAGAACATGATGACTACCTACCACACCAAGTACCGGACTGTCGAGGCTCAGCGCTTCGACCTCGAGAACATCCGTGACATCGCCCGCTGGTGCAACGGCACCGTTGTGCCTGCCGTCAACGATGGCTCCTGGATCGTCATCGGCTCGGAGACCGCCATCCCGGGCAACTACATCGTCAAGACGCCGGATGGCTTCATCGTCCTGACTGAGTCTGAGTTCACGGAGGAGTACGAGACCGTCGGTGGAACTGACGACCGTGCCTACCTGCTGGCCCGACTCATCCAGACGGCCGACCCGCTGGTGCCCGAGCTTCACATGAACCACTCGGTCAACCCCTTCGGAGATGGCTATCACGTCGACCTGGGAGGCCAGCGCTTCACTCAGTCGCAGTGGGAGGCGGTCCAGTTGTATGTGGCCGGGACCCAGGCAGCAGCAGAGTTGGACCAGGAGGAGAAGGCCGCTGCTCAGATCGCAGAGACCATGTCCATGAGCACCTTCTTCGACGAGGACGAGTATGTGGGCGAGCTGAGCCGCATCGTGTTCGAGGCGCTCGGTGCTGCGAGCACCTGCTGGGAGAACCTCGGAGCCGCTGGTGAGTTCGATAGCACCGGGGCACGGCAGATCGGAGAGAAGCTCCTGGACGACCTGAGGACCTTCTTCACCGAGAACCCCATGATGGACCCGCTCTTCCACGAGTACCTGCGTGGAGTCAACATGATGCAGGACCAGAACAAGGCGTTCCACAACGCGATGCAGATTCCCAGCGCTGGTTCTCCCCAGGCCATCCCTCAGTCGGACGTGCCTGTCGTTATTGAGCTCATCCGTGAGGAGTTCATCGACGAGCTGATCCCTGCACTGGGTGCTCGTGTCATCTTCACGCAGGATGGCAAGATCGGACACCTGATCCAGTCCCACGTGCCGAACGTCGTGGAGATCTACGATGCCCTCATCGACATCCTGTATGTCGTGTTCGGCGCTCTCAACCGCGCGGGCATGCAGGCTGGTCCTGGGTACATCGAGGTCCAGGCCAGCAACATGTCCAAGCTTGGTGCGGATGGTCAGCCCATCATCGCCGGACCCAACGACCCCGACGGCATCTTCGAAGGCCGCGTGAAGAAGGGTCCGAACTACTTCAAGCCGAACCTCGCACAGGTCTTGCGAGACCAGGGCTGGGAGGGCTAAGATGGTCGGGGAGCGACGCTGGTGGGAAATCCCAGTGAACAAGCTTGGTCTTGAAGGATACACTCCGAGACTGAAGGGCCACCAGCTAGAGATCAGTGAGCAGGACCTGGCAGACATCGGACCGAGTGCCCATGTAAAGCTTCTGGTCGAGCACCTGAACGCCGAGCAGGAGCGCCTCATGCGTCTGCTCCCCGACCCTCCCGAAGGCTTCCACTGGGACTTCGAGATTCAGCAGCACCACGACTTCATCAAGAACATGGCCTACTTCCGTACCGTGGCCACACTCAAGGAGGACATCTAATGGACATCGACCGCGAACTCCAGCTCATGGAGGACCGTCTCAACATTGGCATCGAGCTGAGCTATCACCGCGCGTTGGCCAGCCTGGCCGGTGTCTCCCTGGAGGAGCACTACGCAGCACGGCAGCAGGCTCGCGACGAGGAGCGCCACCAGGCAGTGACCGCTCCTGTCACGGTCATGAATCCCATGTGGGACGCCATCCAGCGCGCTGCAGGAGCGCTCTCGCGCTTCACCAGTGCCCTGAACGCGCTCTTCGCATGAAGCTCAGGGACTCCCAGCTAGTCGCCTTACGGATCCTGACAGAGCCAGGCAGGCACTACGCAGCGCTCTGGGCGGAACCCCGCTCAGGCAAGACAGCGGTCGCCCTGAAGTGGATTGAGCACGTCAAGCCGAAAGTGGCTGTCGTGGTCGGTCCCAAGATCGCTGAAGCCACTTGGAGGACCGAAGCTGCTAAGTGGCTCGGCATCACCTACCGGTTCTTCCCCCTCACAGCAGGCAACGAGTATCCCACCACCAGCCTCTTCCATGGCACTGCACTTCTGTTCGTGAACTACGATCAGTTCGGCAAGTCGCCCTGGAAGAGGCTGAAGCCGTTCCTGGACAAGATGTCCAAGCATGCCGGAGGCATGGGCATGATGCTTCTGGACGAGAGCCACATCATCAAGACACCGAGCAGTGTCCAGGGCCGGAACATTCGTCCGCTGGCTGCGAAGTGGCACTACCGGCTCCTCATGACCGGGACGCCTGTCACGAACCCCGACCAGATCGATGCTGTGTACGGCCAGTGGACGTTCGCGAACCCCGGCATCCGGCAGCACTGGCCTTCGGCTCGAGACTTCCGGGAGCACTTCGGCGAGTGGACCACGGTCAAGGGCTTCCCCGAGCTGATCAAGCCCATCCACCAGGCCGAGCTGAACGCCTACATCCAGAAGGATGTCATCACGATGGTTGGCCCTGGCGACCCGGTGCCCATCCGCAAGATCACCTACCCGGTGCCAGCTCAGGTCATGCAGTGGCACAAGGATCTCCTGAAGAAGGGTGTCATCGAGATCGATGGAGCCGATGTCATTGGCCTGAACCCGCTGACCAGGCTCCTGCGTATGCGGATGCTCGTGGCAGGCTGGGTCAAGGACGACGAGGGTCGCTCGTTCACCGTACCGGAGGCCGCGCGTGCACGGCTGGGTGCTCTGGGCAACGTGCTCCGGCGCTGCGACGGCAAGATCATCGTGGCGTGCACCCATCTCTGGGAGGTTAAGCTTGTCGGCCGCTACCTCAAGCGCAAGGGATACGGGCATCTCGTCATCACTGGGGCCACACGCAATAAGGACCACGTCATCGAGGCGTTCCAGGGCGACCGGGATGTGCGTGTGCTGCTGGTCCAGCCGAGGACAGTGGCGATGGCCGTGGACATCTCGGTGGCCAACGACCTCATCTGGTACACCAGCGACTTCAACTACGTCACATTCAAGCAGGCCAGCGACCGCATCAAGCTGTCTCCGGCGTCCCCGACAGTGTGGTTCCTGTGTGGCAGGGGCACCGTAGACGAGGACGTGTGGGAGACCCTGCAGGAGGACCACGCTCATTTGAGGAAGGTCGTGCGCAGGATCGAGAGCTACAGGCGCTAGGGCAAATGATCTACCCAGGAAATTTTCTGGTTTGGACTTGCGGATACGGCACACGTCAGGCATAGTAGTACTTATCAGCGCGGCAGCAGCCGCAACCCACAGCCATCAAGGAGAATTATCATGGCACGTTCCACCAAGGCAGCCGTCCTCGACGAGACCATCGACGAGACCGTCGAAGAGACCGTCGAGCCCACGAACAAGCAGATCGTCGGCGAGGGCATCGACCGAGTCCTCGAGGCGACCGGCATCGACATCCAGAAGAGCCGTTACAAGGCCATGCGTGCGATCGCCTTCCAGGCGTTCGTCGAGGCCATCGAGGCGGGCGACTTCGACGGACTCGTCGACCGCGCCATCGCGAACGTCGACGAGCTCCCCTCCGGCTGGGAGATCGAGAAGCCGGTCAAGGAGGAGGCCGCGAAGCCTGCCCCGAAGAAGGCTCCGGCAGCCAAGGCCGCTCCGGCGAAGAAGGCTCCGGCGAAGGCACCGGCCGCGAAGCCCGCGACCGCTCGTCGCCGCCCGACTCGCTCGGCGTGACCACCAGGGGACCTGTCAGCACTTCCCCCTAGCTGACAGGTCCTCTCCATGGGGTGAGTAGCTCAGTTGGTCGAGCGCGTAGATGTTTAGGTTGTGCTCCTGGGGCATCTACGAGACACAGGTTCGAATCCTGTCCACCCACGAGGGAGGCTGAAAAGCCTCCCGACCCTCGTCCCCTCACAATTACCGGGGACTGCTCCACCACCAGCTTGGACGGCGAGCCTCACGACGGAGGCCTCTGGCGGAGTACATAACTGAACATCTTCCGGTGCTGAGGAGTAGTGGCTCAGCTAAGCTGGTCCCTAAGCGGATGGATACGGCCGGACAGTCTAGCTCTCTGTGGAACGAGCTCCTTTCATCTAGGAGCCACCAATGCAGCTACTCATCAGCGACCGCCTCTCCGAGGTCAAGCGCTTCCTCGCACAGTCGAAGGCACCTGTCGTAGTGGACATCGAGACCACGTCTCTGTTCGTCGGCAAGGGACGCATCCTGTGTGTGGGGTTCGGCCACATGGACCGGGACGACGTAATGGTCTGGTGGCCTCGGGATCTCGAGGAGCTGCGAGGACTACGACTGCGTAACCTCATCGCCCACAACTCGCCGTTCGAGCGACGCTGGCTGTGCGCCTACGGTGTCAAGCTGAACGTCTGGTGGGACAGCATGTTCATGGCTCACCTCATCAACGAGAACCAGCCCTCAGGCCTCAAGGACACTGTCGTCCGCCTGCTGGGCTACGAGGACTGGGCTGATGACAACGTGGCAGGCTATGCCGACGAGTTCGGTCGGTTCGAGGATGACATGTCCATCGACCGGAAGGTGTTCGCCGCGTCGAAGAAGCGCGTCAGCATCTACAACGGTAAGGATGTGCACCGGACCCGCGAGCTGGTCAAGTGGCAGCGGAAGCACGTCGCGAAGAACCTCAAGCCTGGCGAAGACCCGGTGCGTATCATGCGTGAGGTCATGATCCCGGCTATCGAACCGCTCCAGCAGATGGAAGCCAACCGGATGCCGGTACGCCTGAAGCGTGTGGCCGTGGTTCAGGCCGAGGTCGAGCAGAAGATCGCTGACATCGAGCAGCAGCTTGACCGGTCGGTGCCCGACAAGGAGCGCTGGCCTGACTGGCTCCAGAAGACGAAGGTCAATTGGGGCAATACCAATTGGACCAAGTGGTGGCTCTTCGAGTACCAAGGAGCGCTCTGCCCCGCTCGAGGCAAGCCGACCAAGACGTGGCCTGAGGGCAACCCGAGCCTCGCAGCAGAGAACCTCGCCAAGATCGATCACCCAGCGGCTCGCCTGCTCACCGAACGTGGCACTCTATACAAGCAGCTCACCGGGTTCCTGAACCCGATCCAGGAGCGCACCAAGGACGGCAGGATCGGCACCAGCTTCAAGCTGACAGGCACGGTCACTGGTCGACTGAGTAGCGCGTCTCCCGGGAAGGCGAAGACCAAGGCGGATCTTCTAGACCCGTACAACGACCTCGGACTCAACTCGCAGCAGATCCCTCGAGACAAGGCCACACGTAACCTCTTCGGGGAGCGCGGCCTCGCCTGGATCGAAGTGGACTTCTCTCAGCTGGAGCTGCGTATCGCAGCACGGCTGGCCAACGAGAAGACCATGCTGACTCTGTTCGAGGCTGACGAAGACATCCATATGTACATGGCGAAGCGCCTGGTACGTGAAGCAGTCGAGATCACCAAGGAGCACCGCAGTCTCGCGAAGGGTGCGAACTTTGGCTTCCTCTACGGCATGATGGCGAAGCACTTCGCTGACTACCTGTTCGAGAACTACGGTGTACAGATCACTCGCAAGGAGGCTGAGGTCTTCCGTGACGAGTACTTCACGACCTTCAGTGCCCTGCCAGGCTGGTATCGCAAGCAGCGCGCTGAGGCGCTCGAGTTCGGTGGTGTGCATAACGAGTTCGGCCGGTTCCGTCATCTGCCGAAGGTGTACCATCAGGACTTCTGGATCGCCGAGAACGCGTTCCGTCAGGCCATCAACAGCCCTGTGCAGAGTCTAGGTTCTGACTTCATGCTGATCAGCCTGGGTAGGCTGGGTAGGGACTTGCGCCTCCCTACCCTGGGCGCTAAACTAATTACCACGGTTCACGACTCCGTCTGTCTGACTGCCCCATACAAGACAGCACGTCGAGTCGGCCGAATCGTCAAGGAGACAATGGAGAATGCTGATGACCAACTCTCGCGCAAGTTCTTCCTCAAGGCGGACGTCACGATCAGCCGCTGCTGGGGAGGGGAGCCACTTGCAGAATTCTAAGGGTGCCAAGCGCCTACCGTCGACCGGCAAGAAGCGCAACCCTCCGGCTCCTGGGAAGGGCTACTGGCCCACGACGAAGGATGGCACTCTGGTCATCACGCAGTCAATGGTTAGCGGGTTCGTCGAGTGTCCTCGGGAGACGTACTACGGCATCGTCCTGGGCCTCCGGCCGCGTCTCGAGAAGAAGCCTCTCACACGTGGGACCTGGGTCCATGCCCTGCTCGAGGAGCGAGGCAAGGGAGGAGACTGGCGTGCGAAGCACCAGGAGCTTCTGGAGAAGGCACGCCTGACTCAGTTCGAGGAAGAGGTCGAGGTCTTGGCTCGTGAGTGCTACCACATCGTCCTGAGCTACGAGTGGTACTACGAGGTCAAGCGCAAGGAGCGGCTGACTCCGCTGGCAGTGGAGCTCACCGTCGAGCGTCCCATGTTCGGCGGGAAGGTCCTGTACCGAGGCCGCATCGACATCATCTGGATCGACAAGAACGGTGACGTCTGGCTCGGTGACCACAAGACTCACGCAACCCTGCCGGAGTGGCGTTACCGTGAGCTGGCCTTCCAGCACTACTCGTACCTCTGGGCAGTGGCCACATCACCGGCATACAAGGCGCTGCGATACCGTGGACGCCCGCTGCCGAAGCCGAAGGGCTTCATCTACGACTACTGCAAGACCGGCTCCATCAAGACGCCCACGCTGACCCAGAAGGGCATCCAGAGCCGCGTCCTGAAGCCGTCTGGCACGACGTACCCTGTGTACCGTGAGTGGCTCATCGACCAGGGGTTCATGACCGTCATCAACGGCAAGGACCTGCTGGCGGTCGAGGATGCCAAGGAGCGTGCCTACATTGAGTCGTTCATCGTGGAGCTGAAGAACCGCGAGTACGACGACCTGTTCCGCCGCGACAAGATGACCTTCACGCCGGAGCAGGCTGAGCGTCAGCGGAAGTCGTTTGTAACTTCGGCTCGCCGCCTGCTAACATACAAGTGGGACGACCCCGACTGCGTCGAGCGTAACCTGCATGCGTGCTCCGGCTTCATGTGCAACTACAAGGACCTGACGGTCACCGACCTGATGCATGGCTCGAGTGAGATCGAGCAGCGGACCCGGTACGTTATCTCGGGCGACCCGCTCGACTACTACCCGAACCAGAAGGAGGACAAGTGAGCATCTACACCATCTACGCCAGGCCGAAGGTTGGCAAGACCACGCTGGCGCTGAAGGACGCCCGGAAGGGCAAGACCGGCATCCTGTCGGCCGACCAGGGCCTCATCGGCATCGACACGACAGGGTTCTCCGTCGAGGAGGACATGTCGGCGAAGAACCTCAACCTGCTCATGAACGGTACGTGGCTCAAGAAGCATGACCGTATCGTGGTCGACACTGGCACGGCTCTCCACGCGTCCATGCTTGGTGTGGCCTCGAAGGGTGGCCCTGCCAGCCAGGCTCACTACGGCACTGCGAACAATGCTTTCGCCACACTCATCAGGACGCTGCGTGACTCCAAGAAGGAGGTCATCGTGCTCTGCCAGGAGAAGCTCATCCTGCCGAACGAGGACTGGCAGTCCGAGGACGACGACGAGGACACCGGCGTCATGACCACGGTGGACCTCTCGCCTGGTGCTGCCAGCGCTCTCCTGCAGATGTCTGACGTCATCGGACGCCTGTACATCGCCCACGTCAACGACAAGCCTGTCCGCCGCCTCTGGCTCGGACCCAGCAGCAGCATCGTTGCCGGTGCCCGGTCGAAGACGTACCAGGGCAATCCCCCCTATCTCAAGACGCCGAGCATCGGTCGTCTGAACCAGCTTCTCGGCTGGACCCGCTAGTCGAGAAAACCCAAGGAACGAAGGAGACCACAATGGTCAAGAAGATGAAGCTCGACTTCTCGAAGGTCGAAGAGCGCTCGGGCATCAACACGAGCCACATGCCGGAAGGCCTCCACGCCTTCAAGATCGCCGGAGTCGAGGACCGGGAGGCGAGCGATGGGACGGACATGTGGGTGTTCTTCCTCGTGCCCGAGGCACCGAAGTACAAGACGCGTCGGTTCCCGTTCTACTGCAAGCTCCAGGCGAACCAGTACTGGAAGGTCCGCGACCTGTTCGTGGCCGCTGGTGTGGCCGTGCCGAAGCGCGCTGTGACCCTCGACCCGACCAAGATCGTCGGCAAGGTCATTGCCGGTGAGGTCATCGACGAGACCGGCCAGTACGAGGGCCGCTCGAGCATCAACGGGGTCTACGGACTCGACATCCTGGACGACGCCCCGGCGGACGACTCGGACGACTCGGACGACGAGGACGAGGTCGACGAGGAGGAAGTCGACGAGGAGTACGAAGACGACGAGGCCGAGGAGGAGTACGAAGACGAGGAAGAGGTCGACTACTCCTCCATGACCCTGGCCGAGCTGCGTAAGCTCGCCAAGGAGAACGACATCGACACGGCTGGCCTGAAGAAGGCCGACCTCATCGAGGAGCTCGAGAACCTCGACATCGAGGATGACGAAGACGAGGACGAAGACGACGAGGATGACCTCGGCGAGGAAGACCTCGAGGACGACGAGGAAGAGGACTTCGAGGACGACGAGGAGGACGAAGAGGAAGAGGAGCCTGCTCCCGCTCGCCGTCGCCCCGCGGCCAAGAAGCCTGCTGCCGCACCGGCTCGCAAGCCTGCTGCCAAGCCCGCTGTCAAGCGGACGGTCAAGCGCTCGCGCTGATGCTCGAGGCTGAGATCGTTCGGCGACAGCTGAAGGTTCTCAACGCCATGGACGGAGTCTACGCAGTACGGACTCACGGGGGTTCCTTTCAACAGAAGGGGACCCCCGACGTTCTTGGTTGTGCACACGGCTACTTCTTCCTCATCGAGGCGAAGAAGACAGCACGAGAGCAACCTACAGCCGCACAGAAGTACAACATCAAGAAGTTCAGGCAGGCTGGCGGACAG